TAATGCCCGGGCTTAACCTCCCCGGAGCGGCAATGCAAGTCCCCTCAATCAATCTTATAGGTGGAGCACTCGCAGTCGCCGCCCTCGGGGCGGTGATCTTTTTCGGTGTGCAGGCGTCTCCCTGCGCCGGGGTCCCGCCGACCGTTTCAACAGTTGCGCCCGTTTTGGACGCGCCAGTGTTGAAACCGCCGGTTACGAAAAAGTCCGTCGTGTACCGCAAGGTGCTCAAGGGTGGCAAACTCGGCGACGCGATGGCTTGCAAGCAAGTCCGGTCGGCCGCAGCAGAATACACGAAGGCTCAAGTTCTCGCCGCAGCTAAACAGTACGGTTTGTCCCCCGCACAGGTTTCGGCATTGCGCGTTTGTTTGAACTGAAAAGGGAACATGGGGTCCGCCCGGGCGAATGGTCGAACGGGAACAGTGAGGAGTAACGACAATGGCTGTAAAGCTCAAGACGGTTTACGAAAAACAGGAAGATGTCCCCGAAGGCTACGGTGAACTTTACACCGAGAAAAACGGGAAGTTTGAGTTGACCAATATCGAAGGGGTCAAGACTCAAGCCGACATCGACCGCATGAATGTGGCGCTTTTGAAAGAGCGCACCGATCACAAGGCAGTTCGTGATAAGCTGCAATTGTTCGGCGATGTCGATCCCACAACTCTCCCGGCCCTGAATGAAGAACTGGCCGAAGCCAAGGCGCGTCTCGACACGCTGACGGCGGAAGGCAAGCTTGACGAGGGCAAGGTGGAGGCGCAAATCAGCGCGGCGGTGAACCGCGCAGTCGGCCCGGTCGGCCGTGAGAAGGACTCGTTAGCCAAACAACTCGAAGTGGCGAAGAAGTCCGTCGTCGAGAAGGAAGCCGAAATCGGCAAGCTCAACGAGAATATCCGTCAGGAGCATGTTCGGCTTTCGATCCGCGATGCGGTCATCGCGGCGCAGGTTCTCCCCACGGCTATCGACGACGCGGTGCTGGTCGGTGAACGCATGTTTGAGTTCGTCGATGGCAAACTCGTCACCAAGTCCGACAACGGCATGACTCCGGGTCTCGACCCGAAGGAATGGGCTAAGGACATGAAGGAAAAACGCCCGCATTGGTGGCCGCTTAGCCAAGGTGGCGGCGCGCAGGGCGGCAAGGGCGGCGGCGTCAGCAACAAGGACAATCCTTGGAGCGCCGAAGCTTGGAACCTCACCGCTCAAGGCAAGTACATCCGCGATAACGGCGAGGAAAAAGGCGCGGCGTTGGCGGCTCGCGCCAACTCGAAGATCGGTGCGGTGCGGCCAACTCGGAAGGTCGCATAAACCAGTCCGTAACCTGACTTAAGGCAACTTGACAATGCCGCCCCCGGGGCGGCATTGTTGTTTTGATGGGGCGGGGACGTTCGCGGTTGAGGCGGCGTGTCGTGTCGAAACCATGGCACTCAAGCCGGTCCCCGCCCCATGATTACAAAGCGTTAGGGCTTTGCATTTCAAATTTGCTGTGCAGCGAATATAGCGCAAACGCCGAATAACAAAGCATTTCCTCGAATTTCATCCCCCAAAATTCTTTTTCGCGTTTACCGGGTTGCTTCGCGAAGCAAAACGCGTTAATCATACCAGCATCGAAATCAGGTCCCATCGTTTCTTGAGCCTCATGGCAGTGCTCGATGCGCCCGGACCAAAATACCCGATACCTCCATGGGGAGGCCGGAGCTATCCAGTTTCACCCCTTGGAGGCAGTGCCATGGCTAACGTATCCACCACAATCTCAGACGTTATCGTCCCCGCGATCTTTACGCCGTACACCCAACAGTTGACGATGGAGAAAACCGCCATCGTCCAGTCGGGCATCGCGGCTCGCGACGACTTCTTGGACAACCTCCTCGCTGGCGGCGGCTTGACTTTCACGGTCCCGTCTTGGCAGGACATCGGTGACCCGGCGGAAAACGTCGGCTCCGACGACCCCAATTACGACTCGACCCCGAACATCACTGGAACGTCAGCCGAAGTCGCGGTTCGACTTTCCCGTAATAGTTCGTGGAGCACGATGCGCCTTGCGACGGCCTTGGCCGGTGCCGACCCGATGCAGTCCATCGCATCGCGCGTCTCCGACTATTGGGTCCGTCGTCTACAGCGTGCTTTCGTCGCCGTAGCCAACGGCGTGTTCTTCACCAACGCCTCGGCCAACGCGGGTGCTACCCCGGGCGGCTTGGGCCTTGCCGCTCAGTACGGCAATCAGGACGACCTGACTCATGACATTTCTGCCTCGGGCTATAGCTCGGGCGTCACCGACTTCAACGCGGAGGCGTTCATTGACGCCTGCACGTTGCTCGGCGACGCGGCCGAAGATGTGACGGCGGTGTTCATGCACTCCATCGTCTACTCGAAGGCTCAGAAGAATAACCTGATCGACTTCATCCCGGACGCGGAAGGACACATCAACATCCCGGTGTTTTTGGGTCGCCGTGTCATCGTGGACGACGGAATGCCCAACCCGGCGGGCGACACGTCCAACAACGCCAACACTGGCGGCGGCTCCGGCCTCTACCACACTTGGCTCGTTGGACCGGCCTCGTTCCGACTCGGCGTCGGCACCCCGGTCGTCCCGACCGAAGTGTTCCGTTACCCGTCGCGCGGCAACGGCGCGGGCTCGGACACCCTGTTCAACCGCGTCGAGTGGGTCATCCACCCGGTCGGCCACGCGTGGGTCGGTTCTTCGCCTCACTATGAAGGCGGCCCGACGAACGGTCAGCTTTCGGCCAGCGGCTCCTTTGTCCGCGTGTTCCCGGAACGCAAGCAGATCAAGCTCTCCCGCCTGATTACGCGCGAGTCCACCAGCGGCTACGCATGGACGGCGGACCCGAGCGACGGTCAGAACTTGGCGGTCTTTGGAACCACGGCGGCAACCGCGGACACTGGTCCATAACCAGCGGGTTTAAGAGATACGCCGGAAGCCAACTAAGACTTGGCTTCCGGCCGCTTCTTCAAACCAAGGATGCACGCCAATGGCTGATTTTGACTCCCTCGCTTCGCCTCGTTTGCACAAGCGTCACCAACGCTATGCGAACTTCACGAGACTCAATCATAGCAAGCAAGAGCTTTCGTTCCTGTCCTTACAGGCGACGCGCCTCGGCACGACTTCGGCCGCGATCTTCGGCTTGCTCGACAGCTACACCGCTGAGCAAATCGCGGCGGCGACAAGCCTCGGTCAGCTTTAAGCCTTCGGTGTCCGTCCAGAGGGGGGACTTCCGGCGGATACTGATCGGCGGCGGACGGGGGTGGAAAACCCTCTCCGCCGCCAACCTTTAAGAGCTTTCCCCGCTGCATGGGCATCGGGGCGTGTCCCCAAGCAAGAGGCTATCAAATGGAAACCCCCAAAGTTCTAGCTGCGCTCGCGCAACTCGACCCGTCCGACGACAGTCATTGGAATACCGATGGACTCCCGAATACCGGCACAGTCCAGAAGCTCGCCAACGACCAGACAATCAAGCGCAGTGACATTCAGGCCGCGCGTCCGGGCTTTGACCGGGCTGCGGCTGTAGAAGCGAAAGCGCCGAAGGCGGCGACTCCAATCGAGCCAATCGCTCCGGTCGAAGCCAAGGTCTCAGTGACGAAGCCTGTTCTCGACGACAAAGCCGCCAAGGCTGCTGCAATCGCGGGGACTGAGGAAGTAGTAGTTTCGGATGCTCAGCTTCGGGCGCATCTCACGAAGCGCGTCAAGGACGCCGAACAGAAGCGCGAAGCGGGTAAAGCGATGCAGCGCGACGGCATTGTGATGCAGAACGATGCGGCTCACGAGTTAACCGCCGCTCAGCGTGACCTGCACAAATGGTTTCCGCCAATGACGGCGGCGGAGAACATCAAGGCGCACTTACGGGCGGAAGCGGAAATTCGCCAAGCTCGGGTTCAACAGGGGGCGGCGGCGGCGTCTCATTTGGATCAAATTCGGCGTCCCGGTGGTTTTTCGGCGAATAAAGGTTACGGACCCGGCCGCTCCAAGGGCACTTTCAGCCTGAAAGAAGCGGCGAAGCTCGGAATGGTTGTCCCGGGTAGTGCGGCGGAGGCGGCGCAAACCGCAGCGCGGGAAGCTCGGGCGATGACTCCGGGAACCAAAGCGTAAACACATCCGTTGACAGAATACGCGGGACTGTCAACCCAATCATATACAGCCCTCGCCCCGCAGCGGCCTAATGGCCGCGTGGGGCGGGGGCTTTTTTGTTCTACAACAGAGGAGGCGACCATGGGCTTGATCCTTTTGATTATCGTTCTCATTCTCCTGTTCGGCGGCGGCGGCCACTACATCGGCGGCATCGGCGGAGGGGGCATCGGACTCGGAACAATCCTCATCATTCTCCTGATCTTGTTTCTTCTCGGGGTCCTGTAAATAAAATGACGATCACCCGTGCTCAACAGGCGGCCATGTATTACGCGCGTCGGCGTAGACTCGCGAACCAAGTGCTGCAATCGCTCACGCCATGGTCAGAGAACCTTGACGTGAGCGAGGGCCAGTACGTGTCGAGCGGCGGGGCGGCTTACATCGCATCACACAGTGGCACGACTGGTCCCAACGCTCCCTATGGTCAGTCGTTCACCGATGCGGAAAGTGGTGGCGTGACTTGGGTCCGCGCTGATAATCAGTCTCTCTTGCAATTCCTCTATATGGGAGCGCCAACGCCATGAGTGACTTTGGGACCCTTTTAATCTTCGCCGTGCAGGACCGCACGGGCACCGTGGCGCAGCTTTCGCCTGTTAGCTCGCCGGGTCCCGAGAACCCTGTCGAAGTCGGCGACACCGGCGTTTACGCGGGCCTTCAATCGTGGAGTGGCAAAACCGTCTCGCTCCCGTTCACCGTCAATCAAAATGTCGAGAACAGCGGGAACGGTGACTTCGGTATCACGACCGCAGTCGGGCCGATCCGACTCGACGGCGAAGGCTCCGGCCCCGGCTCACTCTTGAATTCAGCGTGGCCCGAGAGTGGCACTGTGACATGGACGACTGGCGCGAACGAGGGCCTGACGCTCGACATCGCCGCCGCAACAATGGCGAACGCCTACATCTATCCCGACTTCCTCGCGCAGTACACCGGAGCGCGCGGCAACTTCACCTACCCGGACAGCCCGTCCGAAGCGATCCAAAACGCCATCGTGCAAGCATCCGACTACATCGACCAGCGGTATCGGTACAAAGGCGTCAAGCTTTTGCAATTCATGAGTAACGGCGCATTTGACCCGAGCATCGGCTTCATTGACCCGTGGCTTGGTGAGATGGGCTTCCTCGGCGGCGGCCCGGGCACGAACTACTCGGCGTGGTTTACGCCGAGCGCCACACAGCAAGCTCTCGAATGGCCGCGCGTCGGTGTCATTGATATGAACGGCGACACGGTGTTCGGAATTCCGCAGGCGATCAAGTACGCGTGCGCCGAGCTTGCGGCTCGCGCGCTCAACGGCGTCGTGCTGCAACCGGATTACGATCCAACAATCGTCACGGCTGGCGGCGTGTTGTCCAGCTACTCTCAGGAAGTCGGGCCTATCAAAGTGACCAAAGCCTACAACGTCGCGATTGGCCTCGGCTTCTTCGCGACCTTCCCGCAAGTTGATCGGATCATGGGTAGCGCCGGAATTCTGCGCGCTGGCGGCGGCCGAAGCATCATCCTGTAAGGGGGGTTAGTCATGCTCGCAAAATTCAGCGGCGGCGGATCGAGCGCGGGCAACATCGGGGTCGGCGAGTTGTTCTATGCCGAAATGCTCGCAGTCGCGGACGAGCTAATCGCGGACTACGGGATGCCAGCGAACCTCAGAAATAACGAGACGCTCGTGCTACGGCCGTGCGTTATAGTGGTCTCCGACTACATGCCCCGGGACGCTCAGACTCAACTCGCGAACCCCACCGAGCGGACGATCCTGTTCGCGGCCGGGCTCGGCGACATCCCGAACTTGGCCCCGGATTGGGAGTACGAGCAACTGATTACCTACGTCCAGCCCGGCGGCACAGTCGTCAACGAAGTCTTGTCCTTCACTCAACCTTTGAAGCTTTACTCCCCCGGCGGCATCGTCGTGCTGTACCAAACAAACGTGAAATTGTAAGGAGAGTCCCCCATGGCTTTTTCCGTAAACGACCGGCGGCAACTTGTTTTGAGCCGCCTCTATGTGTTGCTCGGTGGCTTGAATATCCCGCTGCTAGGCGGCCCCGATGGACCAAAGCCGATTGTACCGGGGAATATCGTTTCAAACCGGAACGAACTTCCCGCGCTGTTGGTGCCGGGAATTATCATTCTCGACGCCGACGAAATCAAGGACCCGCGTGCTCAGTTACCCGCGCGAGGCTTGATAGAGCGGGCCGTCCCGCCGAGCATCATGAAGATGACGCCAGAGATTTACGTGGTCCTCGAAGTTCGAGGTATCACGAACCGAAACGTGGGGCAGGACTTGAACACGGCGAGACTCGCGATCTTGGGCGCGGTGCTACCGGATAAGGCGTTGCAGGGTATCGTCGGGCCGAACGGCAACATCGTGTACGACGGTTGCGTGACGGACTTGGCCCGTAACCGAACAATGAAGGGCCAGTTGGGAATTTCGATCACGTTCACGTACCCCCTCATTCAGAATGAGTACGTCGGGATCAACCTGCCGAGCGGGGGCTAAAAGCCCCTCCAATTCAGGGTTTTACCCGGGCAGCAACCGGGGTCAAGTCCCCGGTTGCTATCCCCCTCAGAATATGGTTAATGGTCCATCTAATTCCGCGCCGCCCATGGGGGTTTGCGCTTTGATCCTTTTAGGGAGACGGTGCCATGGGTGACACGCAAAATCCGGCCTTCGACATCGAAGGCTCGCTTTCCAGCCCGAACATCGGCAACTACTACATTGGTCGCGGACTGGTCAGCATTCAGTTGCTCGGCGAGAACACCTACACGCCATGCGGCAACAGTCCCCAATTCGAGTTTTTCGCCAAGGTCACTCAGCTTGACCACTATTCGTCCATGACCGGCGTCAAGGTCAAGGACTTCACGGCGGTCACCGAAATCTCGGGCGAACTGACGATGGTCCTCGAAGAATTCACCGCGCGCAACATGGGCCTCGCGCTGCTCGG